GTCTTAAAAGAAGTTGTGCCATCTGAATCTACAACTTTAATTCTTTTATTCATTGGCGTGTGGTAGTCTTCATCGACGCCCAACACAAGCGTAAATGATCCCTTCTTGATCTCATCTTTAACAAGAAGTCTTGATAAGTTAAGGAAAATCGCCTCTCGAATCTTTGTTCCACCAGCGAGCAAATCACCGTCTTCATCAAATTTTTGAATCGACCCAGTGGCGTCATAGCCCATCAACATTTGTGCCATCTGATTATAGATGTTAATCTTTTTCTTCTGCTGGTCTTCTGTGTTGTAGCCCAGGGTTGCGCCCGTGGAGGCGGCAGACCTAGACAGAGAAGAGTCCGAAGAGAAACCACATGTAATATCAATAACATGGTTAGCCGAGGAACTTAAATAAGGATAATCGTAAATAGATGTAAACATCGCATGCGAATAAGTCTTCAAGTTATGTTCTGCACCAGAGGCGCCGTTATATGTACCAGACAATACGGAGCCGGTCAAAGGAATCGATTCATGAAGCAGTGTTCTGCTTGAAACTATGTCGTTATTTAAAAATGTCTTAAAAGTGGTTGCCATTTGTCTTCCCCTAATTATGGTGTTTTAATATATCTTACAGGCACATCTAATGAATAACCAGTCGTAGCGCCTGTGATTTTTACGATTGTGTCAATAAACTTAACAGCAGCAACTGTTGAAGTTCCATCTGCTTTTACCAAGGGGAAGGTGCTTCCCAGCTTCGTAAATAAGAAAGTGCTCGACTGTAACTCTACTGAAGAGGCAATCGAAAAATCGAAGTGAGTGCCACGAGGTCCAGAAATAACCATGTTTTCAGAGGCATCGTTATCAGCATTAGAATTAAAGTCGATGTTTTTCACAAATTCTGAGTCGGTACCCAGAGACACGTAATAGTGTGCCACGTTGTCATCGTCGATAAAAGACGGGTTCTTCGCCGTACCGTTGGGAGAAACCAGCGATCCCAGCCTATTATCCATCTGTACGATATATTGGCTTTCTTTCAGATCCGGATCGATAACAAAAGTTTTTGGAATTTCAGTGGTATCCAAGCCCTGATCAATACGAATGTAGCTGCTGTTATTTCCACCAGGGTTTTGCCCAGCAATAACGCCGGCAAGGGCCGAGAAGTTATTTGAAGTAGATTGATCAACCGAAACAAAGTGTGATCCGGAACCGTTATCTGTTGTCCCCCCTGTGACCTGTTCTGCGCCGACCTGCAAGTTGTTGATTTTAAGAATAGGCAAGTACAACAAGTTAGTACGAGGAATGGAAATAAGCTTCGTTTTCATCGTCGAAGTGTTATTAGTAAAGGCTTCCAAAATTGGTGTTTGGAGGATATCTAAATCGTAGTAAGCGGAACCACTAGCATGTTTGGTATTGTAGCTCCCATAATTAATCTCCTCGTCTCCAAAGGCAAACTTAGAAATCTTAAAAGTTCCATCGCCCTTTGCAAGACGAAATCTACCCGTGTCAGTTAAAACTGCGTCCAATATAATGTCGCCTGAATTGTCTAGAAAAGCCATTTTTTGTTCTCCTCGTCCTATTAATTAGAACACATAATCATAAAATTATCCAAATATCTTATTATGTACGTGGACAAATTTTACGTTTAAATCTATTCTCTTACCGGTTTGTTTTGATGTTAATCTAATTTTAAACGTTTTAAGGTTCGCATTGTCCTTATCCTTGTCATTAACAAACAAGGTATCTTGTTTTGTGCCCAGTATTGGGGCAATGTCTGTGTCCGGACTGATTTCGCCATTAGTTAGCAAATGCCCTTCAGCCGGGTCTACATGTAAAAATCTTCTCATCGATTTTATATATCTAGAGTCTAAAGGATTAGTAAACTCTATAACTCTAATTAGTGGGTAAGCTAGTTGACCGCCCGGTTCAGATACCATTTCAAGTTCATAAACTGGACTTGGTAAAGATATATTACCATGAACATCAACAGACCTAAAGCAATAATAATATTTTTTATTTGGCCGAACGGCATCAATCATAGCGCCGGCCGTCGTATCCTGGCTGGAGATTGTTGTATATAAATTATCCTTGAATGAGGAATAAGAATAAGGTCTTTTAGTTTCTCCCGTTATGAAATCTGGCTCTATTCTAAAAACCTGAAATGATTTTGGTGGGTCATCTGTTGAAAATCTGACTTTATTCTTGTTTGGGGACACCAGCTTTTGGTAGCCCCTAACATTGTTATATATTTCTTGGTCATTGTCCAGTAATATAATCGGATCCGTTATGTACTCCCCAACATTGCTATTAAGTTTGATACCTATTTTGTTGTTAATCGCCCTATAGGGCACCATATTAACGTCCGGTGGTACCGGTGGGTCATCATAAATTGTTATAACTGTGTCCTCATTTGCCTCTTGGCCATAGTATGGGACCTCGACCAGCATTATCGATGGTGCATAAAGAACATCGAAAGTAGCTTGAAAATCGTAGAGAGCATCACCAGATAAGGTTTTGGTTTCCACACCTGGTAAATAAGTATATTTTGTACCTATTACTAGACAGTATGCATGTATCACATACTTATAAGTTTTACCAAAAACTACTTGCGTATCTTTAAGCCTAGCTATGTCTAGTGAATTACTGTTTGTAAAATAAAAGTTCTGTATGGGCTCTAAGGACACACCGCCATCGTCAAACACTTCATGTTTTGCAATTCGGTATAAGACAGCTTCTGAATATGCTGGTACTCCTCTTAAGACCTCATCGAACGTGCGCATTTTTTCCTTTGCTAGGGTTGTTACTTTGCCCTTTAACAGCATCATAACAAAGCTCTTATAAAACTGATTTTCTGGATCTGTTGAATTAAATACATCCATGCCAGAATCACCGATAAATCGCATAAGCTCTTCGGCTTCGTCGCTAAAGTACTCTTCTCCTTCTTCGTCATATGCAGTTATCCAGTTTGTTAAATTAATTGACTTAACAGTTTTTAGCTGCGCATCTGTTGAGAACACAGGTGTTTGCATATCTCCTTCAGATAGTTCAATTTTCTCAGTTGCTTTTCGGAAATTAGATGCCTCAAAAGTATTGTTGAGGATACTTGACTCCATAGCTGTGCGGATAAGAGGCACATTAACCTTGGAATCATCTATCATCTGTGCGAACGTTGTATCTTTTTGTGTCGAAAACTCTATGTTTACATGCATTGGGAACAAGGATGATTTCTTGTTGTAATCTAGCAAATACTTAACATTATCAGTTGTAACTCCAATATTTTTATTTTTGTTGATTTCGTTAATAATCTTTGTATTTGAGGAATTATTAGATAAAATATTAGCGTACTTAGAGAAGTAATCATATGATTTACTAAAGTCAGACTTTTCACCAGTTTCGTCTAAGAAATCTAACTCTTCAGGGGGGATCCCAAGATATAAGGGCGTTGAGGTTTCCCCTTGGCCGGCCTTTATCGCCATTTCATTTTCATACTTCTTGGTCAGCAATACGTATATATTTGGCAAATATTCCTCTGACAGGCCAGAAAACATTGTAAACTCTTCGTATACTTTCGTATAAAAATTGTACTCTGCCGATATATCAGCAATTACAGGACTCATAAGGTTGCCCAACAGCGCCTGCTCTTCTGGTCCAAAGGGCGTGCTTATCTCAAAATAATGATCTGTAAACATTTTTTCTGTTTGCACCGATGGATATTCAGAGATATCATATCCTACGGATTCAGCATAAAACACGGATGTGACGCCTTGTGAGGAGAAAAGAGCCTCGACGGGATTATCATATGTTTCTTTCTGCCCTTTTACTATTAAATTAAAGTGAGGAAGATCCATGAACATCGTTCTAAAGGCTGTCTTTGCAGCTTCTATGTTATCACCATAATATTCTTCCCATGAAGCTAGTGTATCAATATTTGATTGACCACCGTTTGCCCAACAAGTAATTTTTTGTTTCTGATAGAAAGGACCAAAAGTGTCATTAAATTGCACGTTTTGGCCACCCAAAATACTAGAAGGTGCTGTGGGCTTTTCTACGAACACAGTACCATAAACGTTATTGCCCTCAGTATAGATAACTCTTTTAAAAGAGCTATTTTCTTCTGGCCCAGGGGTTTTAAAGTCAACTATGTTATTGCTATATCCTAAAGTGTCGAATGACCAAACCGCACCCAAGTCCATCCTAAATTGATCTTTATTGTCATCTTGGTTAATACGTAAATTGCCTTCTGAAAAATTAAAACCATAATTGGCTTCCTCTACAAAATAAGACTTTTTACCATAGCTGTTGGAGAAGTTGGCCATTAGTAAGTCCCCCTGCCGCCGCCTGAAGAGGCGGGTGATGCACTAGCCGGCGATGAGACTGGGCTGAAACTTGTGGGCGTTGATGTGGCTCCGGGGGCGCCTGCATATGATGTAGCGGCGGAAGTGCCAACATTTGAATTTATAAGCACTTCAATATCCTGAGCGTCGATTATTTCTGGCGGTATCTCTTGCGGAATACTGGCAACAGTATTCTTAATACTCTGAACAACTGTTTCAATAGATGCAGGCGAGAACACTGGAGCATCTAAACTCTCAAGGCCTGTGCTAGGCACCGAAATTATAAAATGCTCGTGATATACTGGTAAGTCTAGCCTGTCATCAAAGGGAACCGATGCGGGTCCTTCATACCTAGATATCCTGCAAATAAGTCTGCGTCCACCTGATGCAGCCAGAAAACCCTGAGTTAATGGTGTATATACAGCGGATTTCACAAATGTTCTCTCATCATTGTTAGATCTTTCATATTGCTTTAACACGTCAATCTTAAATATGTTTTGATTGTGAAAAAAGTATTTAGCCACTTGATTGTGGCTCAAGGGGTTGCCATTAAAATAACTCTTCGCAACCCCAGAGGGATCATTATTTTGAGCTAAAAACATATATTTTATTTGATTTGGCAGCTCTTTGAACGTTCGGCTTCTGCGTAGCGTTGCAGCCATATCGTTGCCTTCAGACAGTCCTCTAAACTCATTTACGTTATTAGTCAGATCATAACTAACCTTTCTGTTTCTCTTAGATGCAAAAAATTCGTCTTGCAAAAGATATAGGAATAGAGAATTAGGGTCTATTTTTTTGACGCCTGGGTCTGAAGAGTCCTCGCTCTCCAAGAAACCATCCGAGACAACATGGGGTGCAATATTAAAGGTGTTAAAGCCACCAAGAGAGGGCTCTGTTTCTTCAAGCTTCTTAATAAAGGCTTGGCTAAAACTAAAATTAAGATTACTTATTATGGACTTATCGGCTATGGTGCAATTTTGATCAGACAAAACTCTAACCAATGTGTTCTTCATTTTAAGTTTTTCATCCTCAATAAACTGCGGGGTCTCTGGTAAGTCCTTAACTATTGAAACTATATCAAGGAACGTTTGTTCCTGCATACCAGCTTCAGGTACTAAGCCTATCTTTTTATTATGACCCAAATTAACCACTTTGGGGGTATAATACGTAAACTTAGTTTCATCTAAGTTATCCTCGGGGACCAAAGTAGCCTCATCAGAAATTAAACCAAACGTAGCGTTGACCTCCTTAAATAATGAAATCGTCTCCATATTAGCACGGGCCGTCATATCATTTAAGGTATATTCTCTAAGACCCACACTTGAAGCCTTTTGGTCCTCTGTGTCTTGAGCCTCTATGTTTAAGCCAACAACATCATAGCCTACATTGTCATCATACGATTGAAATAAATTTGGGAAAGTATATTTTAATTTTATTGTTCTTTGAGGGCTAGTGCCGTGGACAGACTGTTCAGGAGCTGCGCCGGCACCACTTTTTAGCATTGCTTTTATACCTGTTAGTTTTTCATAAGTTATAGTTAAATCTGAAATTATGCCTAACAAGATT